TAAGATATGTTGAGTGGTTGGGTTTTGAGAATGAAGGTTTAATGAAGAAGTTTGGTCCTGATGGATCAGATTATTATCGTTTTGCGAGGGTGGCGTAATGTCAGATTCAGTATTAGCAGCTGCAGCAGGTGTAAGTGGGTTACTAGGTTACAAAGGCAATATGGCTTCAGCAAAGGCTGCAAGGCAAGTTGGAGAATATAATGCAGTTGTAGCTGAGAATGAAAAGTTATTATTACAGCGTGCCACAAGACAAAAAGAAGCCAATCTTAGAAGAAGTGCTGAAAGACTACAAGGAACTCAAAGGGTTGCAACAGCAAAATCAGGTATACAAATGTCAGGTAGTCCTTTGCAAGCACTTAGAGATACATTCTTTAATACAGAACTAGATGCTATTGGAATACGTTATGCAGGGTCTATAGAAGAGGCAGCCAAAATAAATGAAGCAGCAATGGCTAGAGCAACTGCTAGTGCACAATCCGCACAATTTAAAACTGCAGCTTATACAAGTTTATTAGAGTCAGGTGCAAAAGCATATAAATATGGACAAGGATAAGATATGCCAAGAATACCATTATATAACAAAGGGTTAGGTTCAACAGGCGTAACATCAGGTGGATCTTTAGGACCTAGAGCATCAGCAGGTGCGTTTACTGGCGTTGGTCAACAGTTAGCAAAATTTGGTGAATCTGCTGGACAGATTATGTTTGACTTTTATGACGCTGATAAAAAAGAAGAGGCAAAGACATCAATTTCACAAGCTGAAAATGATCTTACTTTAGCGTTAGATAAATATATTGACGAAGATACAACTACTAGTATTAAAGATTTTGATGATAAATATAAAGTTTTTGCAAAAGAAAAAATAAATAAAATTTCTAGCAAATATAAATTAAGACCAAATGAGCAAAAATTTATGTTAGCAAAACTTTCTGATTTATCTGTTGGTGTACAGCAAAAAGGAAGAAGAGTAGCTGCACAAAAACAAGATGTTTTAAGAGGAAATGTAGCAAACGATACTTTGACTAACAATATAAGCATAATGTCATCTTTGACAAAAGACAATCCTGTTTATTTGAAAAAACAAAAAGAAAATGAAGAGCTTTTGTCTACAGCAGTTGGTAATGGGACTCTGGGATTTTTAAAGTATAAAACAAGTTCACAAATAGATAAAATAATTGAGCAAAAAACTTTTGATTCTAGTTTGTTAAATGCAACTTCGTTATCAGAAATAGATAAAATTGAGAATGATTTTTTAAAAACAAAACAACCTAGTTCTGTAAAACTAAAAGCCAGTTCTGCTGCAACCAACAGAAGAAATAAATTTATGTCAGATATATTAGAAAGTGCGGAAGGTCAATACAGAGGTGATTTTAATTATGAGCAACTTTTATTAGCAAAAGAAAACTTAGAGAATAAAAAAAGTTTTACTATTACATCTGAAACAGGAGACACATTAAGTTTTGATGCAGAAGATTATAACGAAACGCTCATATCAAAATTGTTAAAAATAAATAATGACATTTTGCAAGAGACGGAAGCTGAAATTACATCGGTAAATGTATCTAAGCTTACAGATTCGACAGACTCAAAAGACCTAAGCAAAACAGATGTTACAATAGGGAATATATATCAAGAGATTCCTGATAAAGGATTGGTTGATGATATTTTAATTACATCAGCAAAGGGTGTTGTAACTCAAGCAAAAGTTTTTTTGGAACAGGGTAATTTTAATTTAGCAAAAAAGAAAGCAGACGCAGCATCAAAAATGATTGAACAAGAATATGGAGGCAGACCAAACTTAATTGATAGAGTCGGCTCTATTGGTAATTCTGCAAACAAAGTAAAACTGTCTATCGCTAATATTTATGGTGATATTGAAGAGAAAAAACAATATCAAGCAAAAATAAATACAGGCATAAAAGCCTTTAATCATGGTGATTTAGATTATTATTATGGTATGTATTCTGAAAAAGAAATTTCAGATATAACAGAGAAAGGTATTGCAAATAAACCTTTGCCACAACAAATAAAAGATATTAATGACAATAATGTTGTTTATAAACCATTTAAATCAATTTTGATTGGTGGGTATAGAGAGGGTTTGTCTGACTCAACTTCCAAGCAAGCACAACAAGGATATGAGTTATATTCTCAAATAAAGGCTATAGCTCCAGGATCATTGGATAAGCATTTAGATGAGGATGCAACAGCTTTTTATGAATCAATAAATGTATTAACTGATGTAGGAATAAACATTCCTGATGCTATAAATCAAATACAAAAACAAATGACAAGTGGTATAAATATTAATGCTAAATACAGAAGAATAAAAGATTCAGTAGATCAAATTTTAGATTCTCAAAAAACAAGTTTTTTAGGATTTACTTTTTCTGGCGGTGATGTAAAAAACAGATTATATATTCATCAAAAGGTAAAAGATTTAACTGAAATATACATTGGCATGGGTACAATGGATGAAGAAACAGCTTTTGGCAAAGCAATAGATCAAATAAACAGATCCCATATTAATCTTGCTGGTGAGTTATTACCAAAAAGAAAAAACTTTCCATTTTATCCCAAAGATGAAACTTTAGTAAGATCGGTAAATTTAGCAATTGAAGACTTTAAAAAAAGGAATCCTGAATATGCAGATGAAGATGATATACGTTTAATACCTGTGCCAAATAGAGTCGATACTTGGAATATTCTTGTTGGATCTGTAATAGCTTCATATGCTAAAAATCCATCATACACAGACGAAGATTTAAAAAAATTTATAGAAGGAGATAAGTTAACCAAACTGAATAATCTTGTTCAAAAGAATTTACAAAATCGTGGTTTAACAGAACCTCAACAGCTTTTGTCAGAAGCACAAAAATTAAGACGTGAAGCAAATAAACTAACAGGTTCTTATTTAGCTAAATTAAGAAAAGAGCAAGGTGAAGTTGCAGTAAAAAGTGCAATAGCAAAAAGAGATCTTTTGCTACAAGAAGCCGATAACATTAATAAATTGCTAAATGAACAACAAAGGCTAGAAAGTGGCTCTTGATCCTACAAAAATAAAAGTTCAAAGACCTATAAGTCTGCTTGAAGAAGAGCAAGCAGAAAAATTATATGAAGAAGAACGTGACAAAGTTACATTTGGACAAGCTGCAGATGCAGCTTTTGCTGAAGAAAATACTATGTCATATATATTTAATGGATTAGAAAAATTTAAACCAGACGAAAGTTTTAGATTAAATCCTGATATAATAAAAAAATATACAGAAGGTATACCAGAAGACAGAATTGATTTTGTTGCAGATGCTGTAAGTGAAAAACATTTGGAAAAATTAAGTGAGCGTGCAAAAAATTCTGTTAAAAATCAAGAGGTTCTTACAAAATATGGATGGGGTGGTACAGCTTTGCAAATTGGTGCTGCTACATTAGACGTACCTGCAATTACTGCAACAATTGCAACAGAAGGCGTTTTAGCACCTTTGATATGGGGATCAAAAGCCACAAGGTTGGCAAGGGCATTTCGTGGTGCTGCTGGTAGCTCTGCTTCAGCCGCTGCTATTGAATCATACTTGGTTTCACAAAATTCAATAAAAGATCCTTACGATATATTATATGCGGCTGGTGCTGGTTTTGTTTTAGGTGGTGCTTTTGGCAGTGTTTTTGGCAAAGCATCAAGTGAAAGATACAAAAAGGCATTTATAGATTTACAAGAAAACGCAAGCAAAAATCAAGTTAACGATATAAATTTAGCAATGAAAGATCAGGGCATTGATACTAGCGTTGGTGCTATGCAAAATCCAGATTCAAGGTCTGCACAAGATTTTGATATAAGGCGAGGTGTAAGAGAAAAAATAGATGAAGCTGAATCAGAACCATATGCTGATTATTCTAAAGTAAGAATAGATATGGGTGGGCAGACAAGAGCTAGTCCTTTAGGCTTGACAAGAAAAACATCAGCAGAAATATTTGAAGATGCAGTTAACCCTGGACCAATTACGGCTGATTTAGATAAAACAATAAGAACTAAAGTGTCTAGCAACGAATTTTACATTGTTTATGACAAACAATATGAAGGTTGGGCAAAAGAAAATAATCTTAATCCTGGTGAAAGATTATTAGAAAAAAGAAAAAATGAATTTGGAAGATTGGTATCAGATGAAATTGAATCTCCTGGAACTAGTAATAGCCAATATGTTATTACAGCAGCTAGAAACACTGCAAAAATACAAACTAAAATATTAAAAGATGCAAAAAAATATAGGGTAAAAGGTTTTGAGGATATTCCTGAAGATTTAACATATTTTACGCATTTATGGGATGGGCATAGATTTATAAAAGCAAACAATTTAGGGTTTGGAGAAAAACAATTTATTAATCTTTTTAAAGGGTCTTTTCGATCTGCTAATCCAAGTGTTGATGAAAACGTTGCTGAGTCTATTGCAAAGGGGATGGTTAAAAAAATAATAAAGCGTGAAGTTGGTGTTGATTCTGGATTAGCTAGAATATTTAGCACATCAAACAGAGAAACTTTAAGAGATATTTTGTTAGAAGAAGAATTATTAAGTGTAAAAGACGCAAATAGATTAATAAAACAACTAGATTTTGATAGTGAAGGTGTTTCTCCGAGAGCAAAAAGAAGATTAAAATTTGATATGACTGCTTCTATAGAGTTTAATGGAAAAACATTACATATAAAAGATTTGATGGAAAGGGATACTGAGGTTGTTGTAAACGCTTATATAAATCAAATGCAAGGTAAAATTGCTTTGGCAAAAAAAGGATTTTATTCTGATGCTGATTTTGAAGCTAGGAAAAAAGATATAAGAGCGGAGGGTTTAGAAAAAGGTGAATTAGAACAAGCTGAAAGAGATATTGAAAAGCTAGAAGTAGGATATGCCTTAATATCAGGTAAGCCGTCTCCATTAATAGGAAATCCTGGTAGTAAATATAATCGAATTGCTAGATTGTTAATGGACTATAACTTTTTAAGAGTTATGAATCAGGTTGGCTTTGCACAAATATCAGAACTAGGCAACGCTGTAAGTATTGATGGAGTTACAGCATTAATAAGAGTTATTCCTGATTTTAAAAAAATGTTGAAAAGAGCAGAAAATGGTCAACTTGAAGATAAATTATCAAGAGAATTAGAAGCGTTGGTTGCTCCAGGTGTTGATCGAACTATTATGCAATCTATGAATAAATACAGCGTAGAAGATTTATATTCTATGGGTAAGGGCGATGGTATAGATAAAGCAATAAATTTTGTACAGCCAATCAAAAGAGCAGTTGCTGATATTTCAGGTCTTGCTCCTATTACAACTTTATTTGAAAGAGCGGCGGCAAGAATCGCATTGCAATCTTTAGTTGACGTAGCTTCTGGAATACCTAAATTGCGAATGAAAAAATTAGGTAACACAACTCTTGAACAAGATATCAAAGCAAGGTTAGCAAATCTTGGCTTAAATGAAAGTATGTGGGGAAGAGTTGTTAATCAAATACAAGATAATGTATCTTTAGAAGATTCTATGTTTTTAAAGAAGAGGAAAGTAAAAGCTATAAATGCTGAAGATTGGGAAGATAAAGAAGCACTTGAAGCATTAAGTTTTGCAATAGCTAGATGGACTAGACAAAGCATACAACAGAATGATATAGGTAATTTAAATATACATATGACAAGCACTATGGGCAAAATATTTACACAATTTCGTGCTTTTATGCTTGTGTCACATTCAAAACAATTTTTACATAATATTAAACGTAGAGATTTTGCAGCATTTGAAGCTATGATGTGGTCTACATTTTTTGGTGCTAATTCTTATATATTGCAAACTCATGTAAACTCTTTAGGAAGGGATGACAAAAACAAGTTTTTAAAAGAAAGGTTGTCAGTTGAAGAAATAGGTAAGGCTGCTTTCGTTAGAAGTACATGGGCTGCTTTACTTCCAACTGGGATTGATACCCTTTCATGGGCAACTGGTCAGGAGCCAATATTTTCTTACAAGAGGTCAACAGGTTTAGCCACAGGAATTGTCGCAGGAAATCCTGTTTTTGATTTACTAGATACAACAGGTAAAGTTTTGCAGGGTGGATCGAGAGCATTACTTAATCCTGATTACGTTTGGTCAAGAAGTCAACAAAGAGCCTTAAACTCAATATTACCTTTGCAAAATGCTATAGGGATAAAAAACATTTTAAATATGATGGTAGAAGGTTTACCTGAAAGAGCTAGAGTAGATTAAAATGAATTTGATTATTTTAGCAAAAAAGATTATAACGTAAAAATGAGGTAGTTATGACAGTTAGTAGCACAACCACAAAAAACAGTTACAGTGGAGACGGAAGTACCACCACATTTGCGTATGCTTTCAAGATATTCGCAGACGCAGATCTTACTGT